GACCACAAGGGATGTTGCGCCAATGCAAACAGGATTTACGGAGGAAGAGATGAATTCTGTCAAGCGATGGCGGCGTGTAAGAGTGGCTTAACATGAGCGTAGAAATGGTCGGACTAGCGCGAACCAGAATGTATTTTCGGAATATGGTTCGTAGATCAGGAAATTTTCGTTCTGAACTTAAATGGGCGCGCGACGAGTTAAAGAAAGCAAACAGACGCAACTTTGCTACGCAAGGAACTACCTCTGGGGAGCCGTGGAACAAACTAGACACGGAATATCAATCTTGGAAAATTGAACAATACGGTATAAGTGGTTTACCAACAATGATTCGTTCAGGTAATTTGTATCGTGATTTGACAACACTTGGTGGAAGAGTAAATCACATAGGTCTTAAGTCTGCAACATTTGGAACAGACTTGGAGTATGCAAAGTTTCATCAACATGGAACTCGTTTTATGCCTGCTCGTAAAATTATTTTTGTTCCCAAAGACTTTGCTAGACAACTGGGTGAAAAGGTTGGAGATTACATGGTTTATGGTTCTAAGGGTATGGAAGGCTATAGGCGAATAAAAGCCGTGGTGACTGACTAATGCCAGGAACTATGGAAGGACCCGCAGCGGCTAAAAAATATGTGAGTGATTTTCTTGCGGCTGATTTGCCGACGCGGTGTGTGGACTATCGAAACTCATTGAACTTATCGGATACAGAACTACCTAACCCTGTTAAGTATTTAACGTATGAACCGTTGACTATGGATAATTGGCCAACGATCATCACTCTAGTTGAGTCAACGTCAGGGATAATGCGAGACGACTTGTCAGACGCTTTAGATCCTACATATCAGGTCACTTACCGAATGCGAACATACGTTTGGGTTCGGGCTGTTGGTCCTGACATCGTCACAATATCAAGAGACAATATGACGATGGTTGTTCGTGATGCCTTATTGGACAGACCGGCACTTCGTACCGCTACTGAAACAGGGGTAGATTGCGATATAAAAGTTGACGAGGGAACCATTCAAGAAGATTTTTCTGATTTAACTCTTTTGAAGGGCGAAAGGTTTTTGGCTGCGTCGTTCCTTTCCTACGACCTAAGTCTGTATGAGACGATTAGTCGTGCTGCTAAGGGAACAATGCTGACTAACACAATAAATGAAACTTTAATTGAAAAAGTTCCGAACGCTCCGACTGCCGTAGGTGCAACTCCAGGAAACGCTCAGGCTGCTTTAACTTGGAGGGCTTCAACTTATGATGGCGGTGGATCAAATGTGTTGAGTGGCTACACAATTCAACAGTCGGTTGACAAGGGTGAGACTTGGACGACTGCTGTAGCCGATACTGGTACCACTAATCCTGTACATACTGTTACTGGTTTGACTAACGGAACTGCACATATTTTCAGAGTTGCAGGCTTAAATGCTGATGGAACGGGTGCTTACTCTTCTTCATCATTATCTGTAATACCTTCGGCTTAACCCCCTTATAAAAGTGTTAATATATGAGCATCTGAAACATGCAATGAAACACACTTTAGGGCATGTAAGATTTGTAAACGTAAGTTCGGAATAGCCAAATGGAGGCGCACGAATGCCGGGAGTAGTAGTAAATACCGCAGTTCGCAGTGGTCCAGCAACTGCTGGGGAAGCAGTCTCTGGGCAAGCATTTTTTGTTGGTACCACAGTAAGAGGCAAGGCAAGCGAGCCGACTCTTATCAGGAACCTAACAGAGTATAAAAAGTTTTTTGGAGGTCATGTATCGGGCAACCTTTATGCTCATACGCAAACCTACTTTGAAGAAGGTGGAAGTCGCCTGTACGTTCAGCGTGCTATAGCAGATGATGCAGCCGCAGGTACTAGGACTATTGCAGATTCAAATGGCTCTACAGTAGCCACCTTCACCGCAACAGATGCAGGCGCTTGGGCAGCAAACTTAAGTGTTGAAGTTCAATCAGGTGATGTTAGTGGTGTTCGCATACAAGTCAAATTAGATGGTGAAGTGGTTCTTACAACTGGTGATCTTGGGACTTTGGATGAAGTAGTCAATAACATAAATGCACAAAATGATCTTAAGCATCTTATGACTATTGCCAAAGAATCAGGTGCTTCTAACATGCCAGTCACAACTTCTGTTCTAGCGATGACAGGTGGCGCTGACGGAACGATGGTCACCGACGGAAGTGCCACGGACAACTACGTTGAGGCTCTCGCTAAGATAAATAAAGATTTAGGTCCGGGTGCTGTCGCAATCCCTGGCATTAATACAGCGGTTACGTATTGGCATGATGTTATTGATCACGCCAAAGCAAATAATCGCATTGCTATTTGTTCGTTCCCTTCCACTAATACGGCGGCTCAGGCTAAGAGCGCTATCAACTCGGCTTCTCCTGCGGTTTACACAGACGCAGATGCTATGTTTGCAGCCTTTTATTATCCGTGGGTGAAGATCCCTGATCCTGCTGATGCTGGTTTAGCAATCTCTATTACACCTGACGCATATGTTTGTGCGGCTAGGGCAAAAGCGGCTAATCAGGCTAAAGGTCCATGGAAAGTGGGCGCAGGAAGTATTTCTGAAGCAAAGTTTGTAACTGGTTTGTCAATGCCTTCAACACAGTTGATGGACAAGATAGTAGGCGACACCTTAGACAACGCTCGTATCAATGCGTTACGTATGATCAACGGAAGAGTCAGAGTGTATGGCGCTCGATCCGCTTCTTCCACTGAAAATGATTGGCGTTTCATTACTTCAAGAGACACTTTGAATCATGTTGTTTACATGATTGAAAAACGCATGGAAGATTATGTCTTCTCAACAATCGATAGTAGAGGCGCTTTGTTTCATGATATCGAGAATGGGATTATAGGAATCCTTGAACCAATTCGCAAAGCAGGTGGGCTTTATGAGGCTTACGGCTCAGATGGATTGTTATTAGATTCTGGTTATACCGTAAAGGTGGATTCGACTAATAATCCTGATTCAAATTTAAATAATGGACAAGTAACCGCAGATGTTGCAGTTCGTGTGTCGGCTGTTGGTGATAAAATAACAGTCAACGTCACTAAGTCGAACTTGACAACTGGTGTTCTCTAAGCAAGGAGTTAGAATAAATGTCATTAAAAATTTCACAGCGGCAAATAGTAGGATCGATTGAACCTTCATTAGGACACTCTATTGTTGCACCAAAGTTTGAAAACAGGTTTGCCCAGGTAACAGGTGGTGAAATTACTTCTGCTGTAGAAAAGGTTTATGACGGTGGAATTAAATTCCCTGAAACCCTTTGCGGACCTGCTGACATTGGTGACATCACTATGACACGCCATTATGAAACAGAACGTGACGGACTTCCCATTAAGGCTGTTAGAGGTCTTGTAGGGCAGGCATATTACAACATCAGTATTTCAGAATTGAATTGTGATTTGCAGGAGCCAGGCAGGATGAGACTGTATACAGATGCTCTTCTTGTTGGGATGACAGAACCAGATGGTGATGCTTCTTCTGGTGCTCCAGCCGCTTATAGTCTGACTTTTTCAATTGGAAAAGTAACTGAATAAAAATAGATAAATATAGATACTAATAACTAAACTTGAAACACCCTTATTAAAGGGTGTAACATTCGGTAGATACCGTATGTCATATATCAGGAGTGTGCATAATGGCAGAAGATGCCTCTAATAAACCAGAAACCATTTCTATGGGAATGGAAAAAACTACTCCTGCTGACTCCTTAAGAGGGGCGCAGGAAAAACTAACTGTTTTAGAACAGTTAAGAGCAGAAATCAGTAAAAAGGTCGAACGACCCGATATTGAGATTGGTGTTCCCGAAAGGCCAGGGGTTGCTGTACGTTTTTCCCCAAACGTTACACAAAATCAACTTCGTGCATGGCGTAAGAATTCCGGTGAGGACAGCAAAGATGGTTTCGATCCTTTGAAATTCGCTTGTTATGTTGTCGGTTCAACGACACAATGCATCCTTATCAACGATGAAATCGTTACAGACGAAAACGGCATTGAACTTACTTTTGCTTCTGGCGAAATTTTGGAGATGACAAACGATCTTCGTCCCATCCCAGAAGGCATTCGCAGTTTTTATGGCGTTGATCCACATTTGGAGTCCACGGCATTGGCGATTTTGGATGCGGCAGGTTACGGCGAGGATGTTGAACTAGCCGCAAACCCTACGAAGGAATTATAGAAGAATATAAGGAATCCTCTATAATTCAGTCCGCCGCAACAATGGGAGAAGTGTTTGGTACTGATCCTATTAAACTTTTAGATGTTACCGAAGACGTATGGGCTATTCGAGTAGCATGTGCAATAGTGATAGCCGAACAACGTGCCAAGGAAGCCGAGGAACGTGAGAAGGCTAGACAAAAACAAAAACGTTAAAAGTATGTACTAAAGAAAGCCCATGGCATGGCGGTTGAACAGAAAGTAGTCGTAAGGGTCGAAATAGACCCAGACATGAGTAAAGCCGCAGCCGTCAATGCCACGCTTGCAATGTTTGACAGAAATGCCAAACAATCTAAAAAAAGTTTAGATAATCTTTCCAAATCATTGGCTGGAGACTTCGCCAAAGCAATGGGTCGTGTTGGCCAATTGATGGGGCAGTTTGGTGCCAAGATAATAAAGATAAATCTCAAAGCATTTGGTTTTGAACTTGCTGCTGTAACAGCAGGACTTTTGACTATGAAAGCGGCTTTGGCTACTGGTCAAGCGATCATGCGCGCCTGGGGGTCAACTGTCTCTTTTTTGAAGGTTGGTGTCGCTGGTTTAACAGCAGGTCTTGTTTCTCTTGTAGCAACAATTTCAGCGGCTAATAGACAGTTTGCTCAAGTTCAGTTAATGCCTTTTGTCGGCGGTTTACAGCAGGCTTCACAGGCAATGGCGGGAATGCGAATGCCTTCGGTTGCTCAAATGGGTGTACAAAATTTAAATCAGTTGGCTTCGACTCTTGCCCGTGGCGGTGTCGGAGTTAAAAACATCGGCTCACTAACAAGAGCATTCGGAAATTTCACGGGTGGTGATGTTAAAGCCACTCAAGGAATGGCTTCGGCTTGGACTCAAATGATGGAGTCTGGTAGTAGGGATTCTGTTGTAGCGCAAATGAAGTCTATGGGGCCTGCCTATAAGGATGCTGTAAAACAGTTTCAAGGTTATAAAGGCTCTGACCCCATGCAAGCATTTATCAGGGGCGAATTTACACCAGATCAATTTAAGGACTCTTTAGGCAACCTTGATCAAACGGTCATGGGTGGCTTTAAGGGAATGATCACCAAGTTTTACAATCAACTTGCTGACATGGGTGCGATTTTCTTAGACCCTCTTCGTAATGCTATGACGCAAATTGAAGGCATTGTTAAAACAGGGCTTTTGCGAGTTCAGGGAACTATCAACGCATTTGGTTTACACACATTCATGCCTGGTTTGGTCAACTCTGTTGAACGAATAACAAACTTTTTTGTGAAGTTGATTGTTCGAGATCTTCCACGTTTGATGGAAGTGATGGGAAAGATCGCTGATTGGTGGAGAGATTTCAGGGCAGGGACTTCTAAATTCTTTGATCGTTTAGGCGATTCGATGAAGAAGTATTCTGACTCTGCGGCTATTGCTTGGGAGATGACCAAAAATCTTTTCGGAGAGATTGGTGATTTCGTTTCGGGTCGATTCGGTGAATGGAATGATTTAATCAATAAGAATGCTGGAGATTTTGAACGATTCGGTACTGTTTTCGGTGGTGCTTTTACTGGGGTGCTTGATGTTATAACTAGAACTAAGGATGAGTTTTTCAGAATTCTTCCAGAGGTTAATAATTTCCTTCAGTTCTTAAAAGAAGATGTTTTCCCTCTTATGGCAGATTTTGCTACAAACTTTATAACGGCTTTCAAATCTGCTCTTCCTGTTGTTCAACGTCTTACTACTGCTTTTATGCCTTTACTGAAATTGTTGAATTCGTTGATTGGTGCGCTGGCTGCTATGCCGGGTGGTCTTGGTGGCTTGATGGTGTTAGGTGCTGGTTGGTTGAGCATGACTAAAGGCGGTCAAGCAGCCTTTGGGTATATGCGGCAAGGTTTTATGGGTACTGGTACAAAACCGGATAGCGCATTTGGTGGTTTGGGTTACGGCATTGGTCAATTTTTTGGTGGGGGGCGAAACAGTTTCAATTTGCTGCGTAACGGTGGAATAGTGGAAGGTCCGAATCTTGATGGAACAGCCGGAGTTCGGATAAAGGGTGTGGGTACAAAACAAGCCCTGATAACGACGGGTAAAAATGTTTTAGGTAGTCAAGGCGGCATGGGCATGGGCATGATGCTGGCAGGAATGCTTATAGGCCAAGCAACAGGCAATGCAGGTGTCGGAGGTGCTTTATCTTCAGGTATAGGTGCTGGTTCTATAGGAAGGATGATGATAGGAGGCAAAAAGGGTTGGGGAGCCGCTGGTTTAATGATGGGTGCCTCAATGCTGGCGGGTTCTCAA